TTGTGATATCAAATCCATCAAAACCACCCCAGAATGGTGCTGTAAAGCGGTTGTATCCATCATCTAACAAATCGGTGTAAGATGCAGATGAAACAGAAGTCTCATTAGCACGAGAACCAGATTCGTAGTAGTATGATGGTGTGGTGCCAGCAGTTTTTCTCACATCATCTAGAGAAAAGATGTATGAGAAGCCACTGATACCAGCGTCACCGGGCGTGGCACTGTTATCTTCAGGCCAGCTAGAATTCCAAAGTCTTTGAGGATCAGCAACGGAGGCATCTGCTCTTGTAGATGAATTTTCTCTAGTTACCATAAATCCAAAGTATGCGTCTGTTGGGTTTGCCAAGCCTCCATCTGAAGCAGAGTGTCTAAGTCTGACTGATGGAAATATCAAGGTGCCAGTAACACTCATGCTTGCTGAAGGACCAAACACTGCATCTGCGGCATCTGGAATGTTGCTAATACCTCTGATGTATACATCTGTACCATAACTTGTCGCATTAGAGAGTAGCTGAGCAGTATCGGCAAACTTAGGTGGACCATAATATCCAAATGGCAATAATACTGGATCTGTGGCACCTGCATCCACATCTTCGTTCATAACAATATAAACGTATCTTGATTGATTTGGATAGTCTCCATATTCTCTTAGTCTCTTTTCATTTTCGTTCCAAGCATAAAATCTGTCACCTATTCTACGGGCGACATAATTGGGAGACGTTGGATCTAAAGTTAGGTTGTCAAATCTCTCCAAAACTTGAACATTATTGTCAGTATCGCGTAGACTTCTGATTACAATTGAGAATGTTCCATAATCGCTAGTAGAGTTATTGGATTGGAAAATTGACTCTATTGAAACTTTTGCGTTCTTGTGCAGCCATTCACCATGCCCTCTTCCCACTAGTTGGAAAAGCTTTTGCTGTGAAGCTGGATTAAACGAGGCTGGAGCGCCTTGATCCTGTGCAATAAACCACCCGGCTCTAGCTTCGCGTGATGCCTGTCCTTCCATATTTGATGGGGCATTACCAGATGTTCCATCACTTAGCGCAAGAATAATTCCTACCAAGTCTTCACCAGAAGTTAAGTTTGTTGAGCCATCTACACCGCCATCACGAAGTTCCTGCTCAAAAGTTTCTCCGAGCCAGTAATCTTTTTCCGTACTGGTGGGATAGAATCCGCCACCGCTCATTACCTGCGGGTTTGTATTGAAGCGCTTGCGGATAAATGTTTCTTTTGAGTCGTCAAAGTTAAACTTAATTTTGTCAGTTACATTACCGGAGTCGTCAGAAATCTCTACCGTGAAAAGCTTATTGGTGTCAGTTGTTACAAGAACACCAGCAGATGATGTGGTTGCAGAAAGGGCGCCACCTAAGCCATCGTAAAAAGAGCCGGATAGAGAAATCTTACCCTTATCAAGATACCAAACCGCCGAAAGCATTCCATTTCCGAGGTTGGCGCCCGAAGCGCCATTCGACCCAGACTTGAATACCCATAATCCGTAAGCACCACCATTTGTTCCAACTGCGTTAGCCATCTGTGCATTGGTTTTCCAGCCAGCCTTACCATCAGAAGTAGAATTTGTGGTTTGTTGCCCGAGAAGTCGAATGAAGGTAAGCGGAGCAACATTGGCATTCAAGAACGCTTTTGCTGCGTAAGTTCCATACATTGGGGACTGAAAGTTACCATCACGATATATGTCTCCTCCACCGAAGCCAGGGACGGTTCCACCAAAATTAGTAACAAAGTCAGAATATGATTCTACAGTTACAGGCTGCATTGCAAGACCACGAGTAGAGCGTCCTATAACAACAGGACCGATAGTCTCGGCGCGTCTTGGCCTAAAAGAGTTGTCAATTTCGTTGATAAATACGCCGGGGGAGACGAATTTAAAGTTTTTTACGGGCATTAGTTAATCCTCACTTTTAAGTAAAATATGCTATAAAGCATTGCTAATCACATCTTAAATAGTTACCTGTTTTCGCAAAGGACTTCAGGAAGTGTTTAGTCAATAAAAAAGTTGTCGTTACCTGCCGGAACTACAGTTTCTCTTGGAAAACTAATTTCAACTACGTTTTCATCTTTACGCACAATAGGTCGGTCATCGCTAGCACCTTCACCTATTAGATAGCCGAGAACTTTTATATTTATTTCGCTAGTGAATTGTCTTTCATCTTCAGCAAGATTTGCCACATTATTGCTTTGATTAAATCCCTGATCTATAAATGCCTCGTATAAATGTCCATTTCTTTTCATAACAAATGAGTTTATCTGCCCAGTTCTTGTCATAAATGGTTGGGTAAGATCATTCATTTGCTG